ACTTGTCTACGTTCTCACGTTCCACACTAAATGCCACACCAGTGCCACACATCAATATATACATGGCTTCATCAAATGATCTTGGACTATCAAATGGTAGATAGATACAGTTTTAAGCACAAGTGTTACTTCTCTCAAGAGCTTCTCCTGCAGTCATCATCGCTCTCATGGATGGCATCACATTTAAATTTGTGATGTACTCTTCCATCATCTCTTTATCTACTTTATCTATCTTGTAGTTGTGCTTCTCAAACAATGTCTTGGACATGAAGTCCACATACCTTGTGACTGTCTCGCCCCAATTCTCTCTTCTTCCTTTATCTTCTAACCAACGAGCATACCTAGACTTGTGTATGAACTCTTGATAAGAGCTTGGTAACATATTAGATGCCATCTTTATTTTCCCCTATTGTTTTAATTAGTCTGTTTAAATACCACTTTGCTTTTTCCAAATCTTCTGCACCATTCTTATACTTGTATCTACAGAGGTACTTTAATATGTTGCCTTGAAGATAAGCTTCAAACCCATCACCTGTGACGGACTCTATCATATCTATGGTTTCTATACCCGCCTTATTATAGTGGGCAGGACTGTTTACCATGTCATCTTTGTTTGTACCTGACAGATACTTAACCTCGTTTTCTGTCTCTTTTAATTTCTTCATCATATACTCTATGTGTCTCATCTATGTTCTTTACCAAAATCTACTTTAATAACATTCTCGGGCATGTCAAGTTTTTCTTCGCTATCTTCTGGGTTAAAAGCAATTGCCATCTCATCTGCAGTGAGGTTAAATTCTATCTCAGCTTCACCACAACGAAATACTTCTTCACTTCTTTTTCTAAGTAAGGCTAACAACCCCTCGTACATTATAGATGCAACAGAGTGATCCTCAAAATCATCATAGACTTTACCTGTAGTATCATAGGCTACCATGTGGAACTTATCCTCTGGCATTTCAGATAGGACAATATAATATTTGTCCTTCTCTAAAGTCATGTAGACATCTTTTTCTTTTTTCATTTCTTTAGCCATTCCATTGGTATTGTTTTCTCTGCCCATATGTATCCGTGCTTGTTACACCAATCAGCGTAGGTAGTCTTACTGCCCTTGTAGATTTTATTCTTTGCGTGCATAAATACCATGCGAATGTCTAAGTCTTTGTGTTGTTCTTTTACCAATGCCATCTTAACTCTGTCTGATTTATCAAAATGACCCTTAGCTTCAATGTATATATCTGTTGCGGGTATGTAGAAATCAGGAGTGTAGGTACGTACTTTAGGTATGTAGACTATTCTCTCTTCTTCGTATTGAAATTTAATTTTTTTATCTATTAACTGTTTAGCTAGACTTAACTCAAATCTAGACCTATACCTTGCATTGGGTTTCATTATTACATCCTGCCATTTTGAATTATCCAATTGAATGACTTTATCTTTTTGTACACATACTCTGCCATCTTTGGGGATTGTTTTTCTAACGAGGTAAGCTCGTCTGTCAAAGGGTATATTGGCACACATAAAATCTTTCCATAGTTAAGGCTATAGTTGATTGTCTGGAATTGCTTATCTATCATTGCCATATCTCTAGCTTCTGTAAATGGAGTTAAGCTACCTTGCTCAGAAAAGTTATCTCTGAGAGTAATTGGTACACCTCTATCGTGTTGTCTAAGGAATGTTATATCTCTACCACCACCAGATTCTTTGTGAGATTCAATGTAGATGTGGTATAAATTTTCATTTAACTCCATCAACTTTGTTTGATAGGTGTGTATGTAGAGAGCTGACATTACAACTCTTTCTTCTTTAAAACATCGTACCACACTTTAGGTTGTGACTTAGCTTTAGATGTAATCTTACCATGTAGCTTTGCCTTTGACCAACAATGTGATCGGTATCCACACATGCTACATATCTTAGGTAGAATCTTATTACCTGTTCTTATCTCTTCACCCTTTATCTTGTAAGTTTCAAACTCAGACTTGAATGGTTTTACAAAGTCAGGGTCAGGGTCTAGTAATCTTTTAACTCTCTTCTCAGCATCAGCCATGTAGACTCGTCTGTCTTCATCCTGCCACTCAGGTGCTTCTACTACGGCTACCTCACCACTAGACTTGTTAATAACGATCCAACCACCAAAGGGTAAGCCTGTAGCTTCTCCATACAGATGTCCTTGCATTATGTAACCAAAGGGATCGTCTTCTTTTATCTTGTCGTATCCACCATAGCCTGTGTATTTAAATTTAAATGCCCACTCACTTGCAGACTTAACATCCCATACTTTGTCTATGCCCATTTCATCTCTTAAGATAAGATCAAGTGTGCCTTGTACTTTGTGTCCTGCAATCTGTAATTCAACTGCCTTTTGTTTTTCAACAATCTCCACCCCTGCTTGTTCCATGATAAGAACTGCAACGGATTCAACCAAGTCACCAAACAAAAAACGAAACAGTGCATTGTAATCCATCTCTTCTTTGAGACCAGACCTATCTAGCAACTGTTGACAAAGAGGTCTACCTAGTCCAGACATTCTGATTCGGTATTCTCTTCTCTTGTTTATCTGTACTTCAACGGATTCTTTGCACTCATTTGCAAAGTCAAGAATAGCACTAGGGGAGACAGTGACTTCCCCCCTAGTAGCTTTCTGCATGTAGTCTTGGATTTTAAGCAGATTTAGCATTGAAATCAGCCGACAAGTCTTGTTCCTCACTAGGAGAAATGAGTTTCTGAGCTTCTCTAAACTGATTAAGAACGTTTTCGTTGTGACCTTTTACAGTCTCAGCAAAATCCTTCATCAACGCTTTGTCTGCATCCGAGACATCTACTGATTTATGAAGAGTAGGAACTGGTATCCAATAGGTGACTGACCCAGTTTTCATGCGAGCAGTAGTTAGTTTTATGACAACCTTTTGCATTATCTTCTTCTGCCTAGTTAGACTGTCAATAAATTCTCTGATTGGTTTAAACCCTGATCGTTTAAAGTATGAAACGAAAGGGCGATCGGTAATATCAACTTTCTCACCTGTAGCTTTGGTGAACTTACCATTGATCTGTCCGTATATAACTTGGTTACATGTAGCAGAACGAGACTTGACCTTAAGTGGATCATCCTCTGCCAACAACTCTTCTTCTTTATAAGGTAATCTACCACACTTATTACCTGCCATTGTATCAGGGAACTCACCTGACAAGGTAGGCTTCTGTACTGACTTACAAGAGAAAGTTCCTTGTTCCATATCATATACACTCCACTCGAATGTACGTAAGATAGGTCTAATATAAACTTCATTCGCATACAAGTATTCGCCATCGACAAATATCTTCCATTGACCTCTTGATAAGGCAACCCCATCATCAGTCTCTGTGTCGTAGTTGATGTTAAGTCTAGATAGACCTGCGTTATTGGACTGTGCTTTCGCTTGTCCTGTTAGTTCCATTAGTGTAGAAGTATCATCATCGTTAAACGCTGATACTAAATTGTCCATATCGTTATCAATCGTAGTCATTTCATTATTTCCCATGTCATTTCCTTTATATTAGGGTTTCAGTAATATAACCTTACTGATTAACTTCAACTAAGTCAAGCCAATTATCACCTATTTTTAATTCTATTCCTATAGGCATGTCGTATTCTAAGCCGTACCTAGCTTTCGAGCCATCAGAGATAGACAACATTGATGCAGATAATAGCTTGATGCACTGATCTTTTTCATCAGGATGTACGTCAAGAACGATTGAATCGTGTACTGTGTTGCATATAACTGATTGCATCTTAGCTTGTCTCATAACCTTATCTAGGTCAACTAAGGCAATTGGCAGCAGGTCAGCAGTAGCAAACCCTTGAACAGGGTAGTTACATATGGCAGTACGATTTGTAGCTGAACCCCAATTAGTCCACTTAGCATCGGGGAAAGCATAGACACGACCTGATGGTAACTTTATCTCCTTTGTCTTGACTGCTTCCTTTTCAAGTTCCTTGTGCCATTCAGCCACCTGTTCATACTTCTCTTTAAAAGCCGTGTAGTAGGCTTGTTGTGCAGGAGTACCACTAACACCACCATAGAGAGGTTTAAAGGTGTGAGCCTTAGCATCCTGCCTACTACACCCTATAATAGATGCAGTGTAGTTGTGAACGTCAGTTCCATCTAATACATCCTTATAAGCTTGGGCATCTTTAGCCAAGAACCCTGCAACCCTAAACTCTAACTGAGAGTAATCCCCCTCAAGTATAAACCCACCTTTGAATCTGCTTTCTACTACCTTACGTATGGCAAAGGTAGAACCTCGTGGCATATTTTGGAAGTTAGGATTACGAGATGACAAACGACCTGTAGCAGTTACACATTGCATAAACTCAGGGTGGATAAAATTATCCTCATCTACATTGTTCTTCATACCTTCAACAAAGGTAGATAGGTAAGTACGTATGGCATTGTATCTAGAGTACGAACTACAAAACTCACGGGCATCACCACTTAGTTCAATTGATCTATCTTCTAGCGTTACCTTGTCAGTCTTAAATCCTGCAGATGCAACGTCTTTAGGATTACGAGGTACTATCTTAAACCCTGCCACCTCGTTAGTATCCATGTATCTAATACCCTTACCTTTACATGGCTTACATACCCTAAGCACTTTACTTGGTTGTCCATTCTTGTTAACCATCCTGACACGACCATGACCTAGACACCCTGCACATTGTTGACCTACAGTCTTGTACACAACGTCAGTCATGTTTCTTACGTTTCTTATGAAGTCATTCTTTTTCATACGAGTTCTCAGCTTAGGCTTAGATGTATTACCTCTGATCTCCAACCCTAAATTAAATGTCACCGACCACAGAGATTTATCTTTTACCTTACGTGAGTATAGAAGTACACTACGATCATCTGGACTAGATAAGTTAACAGGAGTATCTCCCATAGCTTCCTTAGCCATCAACTGCAACTTTGTTTCTAGATAGGATAATTCCTCATTGTATTCTTTCTCAATTTCATACAAGGTATCCAAGTTTATCTTAAGTCCGTTCATCTCAATACGAGTAAGAACGTTTGTCATTTCAAGCGAAAGCTTTAGTGTCGGTACTAATGTCATTAAATAATTCTCCAAATGTTGTGCCAAAGGCTTCAAGTTGTTTTACAGCCACTTCTTCTGTAGCAAGTACGTCTGCTATACCATATTCTTTTACAATCTCATAGGGTATATCGTAAAATGTTTTACCATCTTTTAAATAAGGTGCAACCAAATCTTTTTCTTTTGGTGTTACACCATATCGTTTTGCAAGAGAGTCTAGACTAAGTGACCAACGTCTTGCCTTAGCTAAGATATACTCAGCCACCATAGTATCGTACACATGACCATCGTAAGTAAAGCCACATGCACGTAACCACGTAAGATCAAACTTAAAGTTCTGACCTACTACTACATCAGCACTACTAAGTTCATCTTGTATTTTCTCAAACCA